CGAGCGTGTCCAAAGCCTTAGCCAGCTCGGGAGAGCGCGTTTCCAGCGCGCGCGAGAACCCGGACAACCCGCCGCCAGCATTCTGCACGTCGTCGTTAAAGTCAGACAGTGCCGCGGCGGCGTCGCTAGACCATTGCGCGAAGCTTTCAATCGCCGGCTGAAACAGCTGCGTGAGTGCACTCGCCACGCCGACGGCCGCGTTTTCGACCGTCGCCATTGCGCTCGATACGGCAGCCAGGGCCTTTTTGTTCTCTTCGCTCGCTTCGTTCAACGAGCGCGTGTAGGCATCCCGCGCGTCCGTTTCCGACTTGATCATGACGATCAGATCTTGCGATACGCCCTGCGCGGCGAGCTGCGCCTCCATCTGTTGTTGCTGCGCGGGCGTCGAGTGCCGATAGACTTGCTGCGCCTGCGCGAGGATGGCCTCAGGAGCGACGCCCGGACCAACCATGACACCCGCTCGCGCGAGTGCCTGCATTGTCGGGCCGCTGCCGGTGAGGTTGAACTGCTTCTGCTCGCGCGCGAGGTCAGCGATTGCCTGCGCGCCGGCTGACGCATCCGCGCCCATACGGCGCGCCGTCGACCCCCACGCCTGCAACTCCCGGTTCGACATGCCGGTCGAGACGGCCGCGCGGCGCAGATTTGTCTCGAAGCCGGCGAGCGATACCATTGCACCGATGATGCCCGAGACGCCTGCCCCGACGCCGAGCACGGTGCCGACTGTGAGCGCCATCTTCGAGAGGGCGCCCGTGAATTGTTTCACGGCAGCCTCTTGCTGTTTCAGGCGCTTGATGTTGTCCTTATCGCGCTGTTTGCGTTTGTTATCCTCATTCTGGCGCTTCTTTTCGGTCTTCGTGACGTGTGCGTCGACGCGTTTGTCGGCCTCGACGTATGCCTTGTCTTGCAACGTGAGTTTGACGATCAGCTCGTCGACAACTTGTGCGTTCGTAGCCATACGTTCAGCCCAAGATGAAGTTTTTTGCCTCGATCAGCGTGTTTTGCGCCGCGGTCGTGACGTTCGTGTACAGCTGCCCAAGTTGATCCAAAACCCCGGACTTCGCTTGCTTCGTGTTCGAGTAGGTGCCGGCGCTTGACGGGATTTGCGGCACTTCCGTAAAGCGGATCGTGAGGTAGAGCATGTTCGACCCGCGCTCGCTGCGCGTTTCGTTGCTCATGCCCACAATCGTATATCCGATGTAGATCCCTTGCGGCGCAATGAGCGTATAAAGCTGCGTTGGCTTGGTCTTTTCCGTCAGATCGATCGCCGCGAGCCACGCTGCGCGCGCGAGGTCCGATCCCGTCTTTACCATCGTTACGGTGATTTCGCGCGGCCGTCGCACCTTGTTGTACACCGCATACGCACCGAGTTCTACAGGGTAGTCCGATACGGCCGATTCGTAGCGCGGGGAAAATTCGACCCAGGACGACGGTATCGTGAGGGGCAAGAACGAATCGCTGCGAATGATGGCGTAGATCGGCGTCGGAGGGTTCAGGCTCGGCACGGCCGACGCGGCGAGCGCGAGCAGATCGAGCGCGGCGACCGTTGCGACCATTTCAGCCCCCGAACGTGAAGTTCAGCTTGACGTGCCCCATCAAGACCGCGCCGAGCGTCTGTAGTTCGCGAATGTCGTCACGCTGAAGCGCGCGGCGCACGTTCGGATGCGCCGGATCCGGCGACACGCGCACGAAGTCGAGCAGTTCGGAAATCAGCGCATGCACGGCGTGCGGATCAGCGCCTTGCAGCAGTTGCATCACTGCATCGATTGGCGCCGTCGCGTCTTTTCCGGCTTTTTGCGCGACGATGAACGGCGTGAAACGCGCAATGAGCGCGTCGTAGTCCGGCACGCGCAGCGCCGCGACGAGCCGCAGCACGAAGCCGGAAAGCGTCAGCGGATCGATTTCCAGGAGGTGAAAGACTTTGCCGGCATCGCGCCCGCGCGTGCCAAGAATGTCGAGTGTGCGATCGTCGTCGAGCGGTTGTGCGTTCATTCGGTTTGCGTGTCCTGCCAGGAGCGAATGGCGTTGATGTTCACGAGTTCAACGATGTTGAAGGCGTCCTCAGTGCTCAGGACCGTTTCCAACTCGCGATACGTGCAATGGCCCGATTGTAGCGCGGCAGCGAGTACCGGGGAACAGAATGTCGCGCGAAGGTCATCGCCGCCTTTCAGAAGCGATTGCGCCTGAAACGTCACGGGCACGTCGAGGGGCTTGCGCGACAGCATGAAGCCGACGTGAAGCAAGAGCGCCGCGTCCTGCAAACGCTGCACGTTGCGCCAATCACGAATGTCGCGACGAATGTCGAACGGGCGCGGCGCGGCGCCCTGCGCGAGCACGTCGCCGCGCACGAACGCACTGAGCAGCGTGAGCCCCCGCTCGCCCATAGCACGCACGGTGCGAACGTGTTCGAACGCCAATGCGATCACGCCACCGTCCGGCTCTTCATCGATTGCGAGCAGTGCCGCGCGTGCCGCGCGATCGGCTTCGAACGCCGATAGCTCGGTGAGTTGGATAACGCGCCCGGCGTCGCGCGCCGTCGTCAATTCGATTGTCTGAGTCTTGAGCATAAAAAAAACGCCGCGCAGCGGGGGACTGCACGGCGCAGACAGACACGAGAGGGACCAACAGACCAACATGCTACGGTGAAGCAGGACCACGACTGCACTATAGCGAAATATCGGCAATAGTGCAAGCGTTTGTAACGTCACCCGATTGTCGTCGCCGTGCTGCTCGGGTTGCCGTACACGAGCAGGTAGCGCGAATTGAACCCATCGAACGTAGGATCGGACGCGCCTTGCGTATCTACGAAACCAAGGAACTGCGGTAACCCGTTGTAACGAGCGGCGTTCAGGTCGGTACGGTCCAGGCAGGCGCGGCCCGTGAAAACCGGCACGCCGTCGTAAAGGCAATCCATGAACGTGCCGTAGTCGGTCGTCCAGATGGTCATCTGCGCGAGCTTGCCGTCAAGGATGGCGCTCGCCTGCTGATTCGCGACGGGTTGCAAGGGGATGATGACGTAGCTCACTGTCTCGCCCGATTTAGCCTGTTTAGCCTGCGTAGGCTAAAACTGCACGACGCCGGTTGCGCCGTTCGCGTCCGACACGGTGAGCGAGCCGGTAATGCGTCGCTGTGCACCGCGTGTAAATGCGAAGTTAGCGATCGCCGTCGCGCAACCGGGCACGTTCAGCGCTTCGCGCTGCATCGCGGCTTGCAGCAAGGGCAGGTTCGGTGCGCCGCCAAGGACCTGATCGTACTGAATGCCCTGCGTCGTGTCGTAGTAGACCTCGCCAAGCCACGACTGGCACCGGGTCGCAACGTCCTGGGCGAGCTTGATGCCGGGGCCTGTTGCATCGCCGGGCGTGCTGCCTCCGAACGTCGCGAGATTGCCCGATGCGTCGGTAGTGAGGTCCCAGGTCGAAGGGTCGAGTGCGAACGTGTCCATGCGCCGCAGTGTGCCGAAGCGTGCTGCGAAGGTCAAGCGCTTGCGGCGCCATCCCACCATCCCACCTCATCACACCTGTTTCCTTATATAGCCCTACTACTACAATTCTCTAATAAATACTTATCTTATTTTTTTATAAGTAGCTTATATATAGAAAGAGGTGGGATAGGTGGGATATGGAGGGTGTAGTTTGTAACTTTTGGTTGACTATGCAACCACATACGTAGAAAGTGCAAATTGTGCAAGCAGTTTGCAAGGTAACTTACAGTCAGATTTCTCGTTGGCGGCCATTCCGCAAGATAAATGCAAGATAAATTTCAACCAAACAGTTCCGCACGGTCGTTCGCGTTTGTACGTTTGTAAGGGTCGCACCAAGCTAGTTGTAAGATAGGCGCAAGCTATCGAAGAAATCGCGCAATTGCGTTAAACTCGCGAGCATGGATGACTTCCGCTTGCAGCCTGTCAAGGCATCCCTGATTGCCGATCTGGTCGAGTTGATCAACGTCAACTTGGCAGAGTTGTTGCGCCCGTCGACAATCACGTGCCCGGTTTGCAAGGGGCGGGGGACGGTGGGCGGCACTACGGTGTACGACGGGGGTCATGGCGGGCCGCTCACGGGCTCGCACGTCGAAGACGACGGTACGCTCGCGACTTGCGCGTCGTGCGGCGGAGTAGGCGCCGTCGAGCGCTACGACATCGACATGGAACGCCTGAAGACTTATCGTTTCGGTCGGCTGATCGAGGGATTTGACGTGAAGCAAGGTCAACTCGTACCGAAGATGCGCTCGAAAGACAAGGCTTTCGCTACGCTCGTCAAACTGCTTGGCTACGACAAGGCGATCGTCGAGATTGCGAACGGCGCCGCCTTCGCCGAAACGATTTCCGATGACGAGCGCGGCGTGTACGTCGAACAGCTCAAACAGATGGCTGCAATGGGGCTGCTCGACGGGGGTGCGTCATGACGCAGGGCGCGCCCTCGCTCGATCCCGTGCGGTTTCTCGTCACGACGGCGCGCACGAACTTTGCCGCCTTCGTCGCGGCTGTGCATCGGCCGCGCTATAAGCACAGCGTGTTCAGCGCGGCCGTGTGCCGCGCTGTCGACCGCTTCGTCGAAGATCTGCTCGCCGGGAAGCGTCCGGTTCTCATGCTCACGGCACCCCCTCAGCACGGAAAGTCGTCGCTCATCGCGCGCTGCCTGCCGCCGTATCTTTTCGGGCGTCTGACAGGCGAGTTGCCGGCCGTTCGCATTGCCTCAGCCAGTTACGCGCACGGACTCGCACAGCGCAACCAGCGCGATGCAAAGAACATCATGCGCGAGCCGATCTACCGTGAGATTTTCCCGCATACTTCGCTGCTCGGCTTTAACGGCATCGACAACGCGACGGACGGTCTTCAAGTGCCGGGCGAGGGGTGGCTGCGCGGCGTCGGCATCGGCGGCGCGCTCACCGGGTTCTCAGTCGACGTGGGCATCATCGACGATGCCGTGAAGAACGCCCAGGAGGCGCTTTCCGAAGTTACGCAAGCGCGCAACCGAGACTGGTACGATTCGGTGTTTTTGACGCGTTTGCAGCAGCGCTCAGGGCAGGTCATCATCGGTACGCCCTGGTCGGCGCAAGACCTTCTCGCACACGTTCGCAAGGCGCTTGCCGACGATCCGAGCTTCACGCTGCTATCGTTTCCGGCGATCAATCGGCCCGATGAAATCGGTTTCAACGACGCGCTACCCGAAGGCGCGCTCGTTCCGCATTTGCACAGCGAAGACAAACTGCGCGAGCTGAAGCGCCACATGGGTGAAATGTGGTGGGCGTCGATGTATCAACAGACGCCGCTCGCAGACTTCGGCGCCATCTTCAAGCGCATGCACTTGCAGCACTACAAGCGCGCCGATCTACCGCAGACGTTCCAGCAAATGTGCATGTCAGTCGACGCGACGTTCAAGGATGGCGACGCGAGCGACTTCGTTGCGATCGGCGTATGGGGAAAGACAGCCGACGAGCGCGTATGGCTCATCGATTACCGGCGCGAACGCCTTGCGTTCATGAAGACGGCCGAGGCGATCGCAGATTTAAAGCGCAAACACCCGCGCGCGACGCGCATCTTCATCGAAGAGGCGGCCAATGGCGCGGCACTGATCGACATGCTCAAGAAGCACTTTCCCGGACTTGTCGGCGTCCCGCCGCTCGGCTCGAAAGAGGCCCGCGCGCATGCCGTGTCATGGGTGTGGGAGAACAAGTGTGTCATGTTGCCAGATCCGAGCGAGTCGCCCGGTATCGTGCCGTGGGTGACCGAAATCACGTCCTTCCCGGACGTGAAGAACGACGACACTGTAGACTGCATGACGATCGCGTTGCAGCAACTTTGCCTGCGCACCCCTATCGCTAGTATGATTACGCAAGAAATCCTCAATAAGGCCCGTGCATAATGTCCCGACGCAACCGTTACAAACGCGCGAAGTTCGCCAATAAGCCGACAACGCCCGCAACGCCCGCACCGGATGCTATCGACCGGCGCGCTGCGCTGCGCGCTGCGCTCGAAGTCGCGAAAACTTTCGTGGATGCACGTACGCCATCGATGAAGTTGGCGCAGGCGTACGAAGTCGATCCGGCGAACTACTCACGCGGCGAGCGCGATGCCGCGACGCACGCCCTCGACTTCAACGGCGATACGCGCAACGCGCTCACGTTCACGCAGAATTCGGGCTTTCCCGGCATGCCCTCTCTCGTGCTGCTCGGTCAACTACCCGAATACCGCTCGATGCATGAGCGCTTTGCCGACGAGTGCACGCGCAAATGGGGCCGCGTGGTGTCGAGTGGCGGCGCGCTCGAACAAGCGCAACTGGCGCAGATCGAGGACGAGCTCAAGCGCCTAAACGTGCGCGGGCTCATTCGCACGGCAGTGATTCAAGAGCAAGCGTATGGTCGCGCTCACCTGTATTTCAAGCTGAAGGACGACGACGCGCCGGCTATCCGCACTTCTCCGCTCGTGCTGAAGAAATATTCGGTCCCGAAAGGCTCGCTCGAAGGGCTTCGGCCTGTTGAGGCGTATTGGGTTACGCCGAACAACTACAACTCGTCGGACCCGACGCGTGCGGACTTCTACAAACCGTCCACATGGTGGATGCTCGGCACAGAGGTGCATGCCTCGCGTCTGTACACGCTCATTTCGCGTCCAGTGGGCGATATGCTCAAACCGGCCTATTCGTTCGCCGGTATCTCGATGACGCAATTGGCTATGCCGTACGTCGACAACTGGCTGCGCTCGCGCCAATCAGTGAGCGATACGCTCAAGCAATTCAGTGTGTCAGGCGTACAGGCGGACATGCAACAAATGCTGCTGCCGGGGGGCGCCCAAGATTTGGCCGCGCGCGCACAGCTCATCAACGCATACCGCGACAACCGGAACATTCTGTTTCTGGACAAGGCGACGGAAGAATTCTTTCAGGTCAACACGCCCTTGTCAGGCCTTGACGCGCTCCAAGCGCAGGCGCAAGAGCAAATGTCGGCCGTGTGTCACATTCCGATCGTCGTGTTGCTTGGGATCACGCCGACGGGGCTGAATGCATCGAGCGAGGGCGAGATTCGCGTCTTCTACGACTACGTAAAGGGTTACCAAACGAACTGTTTGATGGACCTCATGCAGTGCATCTTGCAGCTCGTGCAGCTCTCGTTGTTTGGGCAGGTGGATCCGTCCGTGGCGTGGGAATGGTTCCCGCTCATGGAACTGAACGCACTCGAAGCAGCCGAGGCGCGCACGAAAGACGCCGATACGGCGGCCAAATACATCGAGGCGGGCGTTATCACGCCCGACATTGAAACCGCGCGCCTGAAGGCGGATCCGAACAGCATCTACGCCGGCGCGTTCGATGAAGTTGCGCCGCTCGATCAGGTTGCGGACGACGACATTCCCGGAATCACTGAACAGATTTTGAAGATTGGGACGAATGATGACCCCACTGCGAGCGCCGGGCAAGAAGGACGTGATCCTGCCGCCGATCAGCCCGAACAGTCAATCGGAACAGTCGTACCGGGCGGCGATCCAGAAGGCGGTCGCGAACATGCGGGCGAGCTACGAATGGTGGATCGCGAGCAAGTACCGCAAGGCGCTTGAAGCGAACGTCGATACCGGTCGGTTGCCCGAACTCGCACAAGACGCGGCAAAGGGCGACGGCGTGAAGGCGCGCACCGACGCGCTCTTCTTCGAACTCACGCGCCTGCGCACGTACTGGACCGATTATTTCGACACGTTCGCAAAGAAGCTTGCGGAGCAGCAAGCGCAGACGTGGTATCGAGACAACGCAACGGCGTGGGGCGGTCGGCTCAAGCGGGCCGGCTTTGACGTGCCGATGCAACTCACGCCAAGCCAGAAACTCATCCTGCGCGCGAAGGTGCCCGAGAATGTTGCCTTGATAAAGTCCATCCAACAGGACTACCACAAGGACATTGAGGGTATCGTACTGCGTTCGTTCGTCGCCGGGCGAGACCTCGCAACAATGGCCGAGGAAATCAAGAAGAAGGGCGACGTGAGTACGCGCCGCGCCGCCTTCATCGCGGAGGACCAATCGAACAAGGCGACCGCACAGATGAATGCGGCGCGTCAACGCGAGTTGGGCATCACGCGCGCTATTTGGATCCATTCGAGCGCCGGCAAGGAACCGCGCCCGAAACACGTTCAGGCGGGGCGTGAGCGATGGGAGTTCGACCCGAGCGTCGGCATTGACTTCGGGGACGGTTTCGGATTCGTGAAGCCGGGCGAAGCGATCAAGTGCCGCTGTATTTCGCGCTCGGTCATACCGGCAATCGGCCGCGGCGCCGACTTCGAGCACAGTATGACCGTCGAGAAATCACGACTCGGCGCAAAGGGCGTACTGAAAGATCGACCCGCGCAGGGTGGGCCGAAGAAATCGCCGTGGGCGCAGGATGCCTATCGCGGTTAGTCCGGTGGTGTCAGGCCGGCCGCGCGGGCGATTTCGCACAACCAGTTCACACGGCGTTCCAATGTCTCCAGCGCGTCTGTGACTGCGCCGGTCGGCGTGAATGCGTTGCGACAGGCGTCACAACGCTGCGTTTCGTCCAAGAGTTCGCCGAGTGTCGGCTCTCGCACGGGGCTACAGCAATGCGGGCAGTATGCGTAGGCCATCACTGCACCTCGACGATATGCACTTCAACGGCCCAATCGTTCAGTAACGCCCTAGCGGCATTGGCTGCGGCGTCGTGGGTGGCGTACCGCGCCCGAGGATAGAACCAGTTGCCGGTGGAATCGCGCGCTTCAAGTTTGAACATGATTTAGTCCCCGTTGAGAAAGTGCTGACATTCTAGTGACCGCATTCACGCACAGCCAATCAAATTTGACTATCGGCGCTTCTGGCTTGATTGCATTCGCAAAGAGTGCGCGGTAATATCGGCGAAACATCGTTCACGTTTCGGCCATGCCCACTGTCGTTCTTGCCTTTGACCGTCAATCTGCGCGCTCTTTCGACGCGGATGGACGCATGCGCGTGAAGAACTGCATATTGTCGACGGCCGAAGTGAATCCCTATCGCGGCGCGGAGATTCCTGGCTGGCAAGACCTCGGGCTCGATCCGCAACGCGTGTACGACCTTTACCGGCATCCTGACGAACTGGCGCGCGCAGCCGCGACGTTCGAAGGCGTGCCGCTTATGATCAAGCACATTCCGCAGACAGCAAAACAGCCGCGCCAAGAGTATCAATGCGGCAGCGTGCACACGATCACGTTCGACGGCAAGCACCTGCGAGGCGACCTGCTCGTCTCGGACGGTCGCGCAATCGAACTCATTGAATCCGATACTCTCGCGGACCTTTCGTGCGGGTATCGCTACAAGCCTGTCATGCGCTCGGGCGAGGCTGACGGGACGACTTACGACGGCATCATGCGCGACATTGAAGGCAACCACGTCGCGCTCGTCGACGACGGGCGTGCCTCGGGCGCGCACGTCGCTGACAGTGCACTTCGACAACCCGTTTCGCCCGAAACAACCCCGCAAGGAGATAAGGCCATGCCTTTCGAAGATCAGGAAGAGCCGCAAGCTGGCGGCCAAACGACGGCCGGCGCGAACGGCACCGTTGCGCCCGGTTCGCCCCAGGGCGAGCAGAATGAAGAAGTCAATATGGCCGCGATCGGGCAGGCGATGAAGCACATCGCCGAAATGCTCGGTCACATTCATCAAGCCGTCGTCAAGCCAGCTGCGCAGCCAGGAGATACGGCGGCAGTCGACGGCACGCAAGGTGAAGGCGTGCAGGCGCCCGGCACGCCCGAAGGCGCCCAAGACTTCGAGCTCGAACTCGGTGCGCAAGGCACGGGTGCAGGCGAAGGCGGCGCAGGCCACGAGGGCGCGATGGATGAAGACGAACTCGAAACGTCGGGCTCCGGTCAAGAAGGCACGCCCGCGCGCGGCAATCCGACGCCACACGGCGCAATGGACGCCAAGTCGGTACGCACGCTCGTTGCTGCCGCCGCGAAGCGTGAGCGCGAAAGCATGCGCGCATTGGCCGAAGCTGCGCGCGAAGTGCGTGGCGTGCTCGGCGACGTGGACGTGTTCGCATTCGATTCGGCGGGTGCGGTTTATCGCGAAGCGCTCGGTGCGGTCGGCGTTGACGTGGCTGCGATCGGCAAGGGCGCCGAAAAGACCGCTTGGCAGGCTTTCCGCGTCGCAACCGCAACCGCGGCGGGCGCGCGCATGCCGGGCGCGACTACGCACGCGATGGACGGCCGCGGCGCGGTCGTGAACAAAACCGCATCGCGCCTCGCGGCGCTCGCAAACAAAATCTCCGTGAAGGGTTAAGCCCGAACGGAATTTCAACCCTGAAACGGAGAAAGGAGAAACCATGTTTCAGAACCAGGTGTACATCACGCCCGCGCAAGGCTTGCCGGGCGACTTCGCCAGCTCGAACCCGATGGTCTACAAACTGTCGAGCACTGGCAAGTGCGTCGCGGATTCGAACGGCGTCACGGTCGGCAAGTTCGCGGTGCTGAATGCCGACGGTACGGTTACGTCGGTCCCCGGTGCCGCACCGTCGAGCACGACGCGCATCGGCTTCGTGCATCGCGAGAACAATGCGCAGATCACGACGTTCCTTGCCGAAGCCGGCAACACGATTCAGCCGGGCCAACCGGTCGCACTCTTCGGCACGGGTGACTTCTTCGTCAACGCCGACGTGGTGAGCGGTTCGCCGTCGCGCGGTGCGTCCATTCTGTGGGATACGACGACCGGCAATACGAGCATCGGCGGCACGGTAACGGCGACGCTCATCGATACCGGCTTCAAGCTCGTGTCTGAAGCTGCGACGACGAACGCACTCGTGCAGATCAGCAACATCAACGCGTAACCGCAAGCGTGCGCGGCGCAAGTCGCGCATTCGACGAACTCTGATAGAAAGGAAACTGAAATGAGCGATTTGCAACTGATCGCACAGCTTGCGGCTAAGGGCGTGGTGCTGCCGCACGGCGTGCGCGATATCTCGACGGCAGCAAGCGCCTACGCAATGGACGCGGCGGACCTTACGCCGCATCTTGTGGGCGCAGCCAACAGCGGCATCCCGTCGTTCCTGACGACGTATGTCGATCCGAAGGTGATCGAAGTCTTGGTCGCCCCGATGAAGGCGGCCGAGCTCATCGGCGAGTCCAAGAAAGGCGATTGGACGACGCTCACCGCCGCGTTCATTCAAGCCGAGCCGACGACAAAGGTCGCGACGTATGGCGATTACTCGTCGGACGGCGATTCGAACGCCAACATCAACTACCCGCAACGTCAGTCGTATTTCTTCCAGACGTGGACGCGGTGGGGTGAGCGCGAACTCGAAATGGCCGGCGCCGGCCGTGTCGATTGGGCATCGCAGCTCAATTACGCATCGGCACTCGGCATCGCGAAGTTCTTGAACGCCTCGTACCTTTTCGGCGTTTCGGGCCTGCAAAACTATGGCCTGACGAACGACCCGCGCCTGCCGTCACCGGTCGCCGCAACGGTGAATTGGGCGACCGCCGCCCCGGAAGCGATCTACAACAGTCTCGTGACGATGTTCAAGGCGCTGCAAACGCAGTCGCAGGGTATCATCGAACAGACGGACGAGCTGCGCGTGGGCCTCGCGCCGACCGCGCTCGGCGACATGAATACGGCCAATAGCTACGGCCTGTCTGCCGCCAAGCTCATCAAGGACGCGTTCCCGAAAATGGAGTTCGTGACGATTCCGGAATTCGATACCGCGTCGGGGCGCCTCGTGCAGATGTGGGCACCCCGCATCGAAGGCCAGGAAAGCGCGACGTGCGCTTTCACGGAAAAACTGCGCGCGCACGCGATCGAGCGCTACTCGTCGTACTTCCGGCAGAAGAAATCGGCCGGTACGTGGGGCGCGGTGATCTTCCGTCCGCTCGCCTGCACGCAGCTGCTCGGCGTCTAAGCCGCGGCCGCCGAACCCGCAGTTGGGGTCGATCCGCCGCCCACGGTTATCGGGCACTGCCCGTGAAGTTCGCTTCACGGGCTTTTTTATTGGTGCCAAATTGACAAACCCTTTACACGTACTATGATAGAGCGTACCAACCAACCACTTACGGGGATTGCAATGTGCATGACAGATTACTTGGTCGAGCGGGCGCGCGAAATCGAAGAAGAAGCTATGCAGCGGGCCGCATTGCTCGACGAACTGACCGCCTCGATCTGTACGGTACTCGCCCGCGCGCAGGCGCTCCCGCGCGCAGCCGGCGTTGTCGTAATGCTTCAAAACATGCGCGATGAAGTGCTCGCCCATCGAGACGCCGCGCGACACGTGGTCAACGATGCTTGCACGCTGCGTGCAACCCGCCAAGAGGTGAATTGTGAATCGGCGAGAACGTGAGGCGTGGAACGCCCGACAGCCCATCGTGAAGGTATCGACTTTCTGCGAACGCTGTCGCGAATTGAAAGAGGACGTGAAAGAGCGTGAATCCTGGTGGCTCCCGTTGAAGATCACGTCGTGCGCGGCGTGCTTCACGTCGGCAGTGGACGAAGAGCGCGAGCGCAATGCGAAGCTCACGGGTATCTATTGCTGAAGGGCTGACAAAGCGATAGCTTTTCGCTAAACTGAAAGGGCGGGCCATAGGCTCGCCCTTTTGCATTTATCGACCTCAGCGCATTGCGCCAACGCATAACAGGAGCGCCGCACATGGCTACTCGCAAAACCGCCCCATCCGACACCCTCACCATCGCGTGCAAGCTGCCGCAAGGCCTGCGCATTCCGCTGCCGACGACGGGCGGCGAATTGGTGATCAAGGGCGCGGGTTCTCCCGGCGCACACAGCGGCCACGGCTATACGCATGGCGTACCGAAAGACGTGTGGGCCGAAATCGAGGCGCATTACGGCGACAAGAAATGGTTCGCTGACGAGCACGTTTTCGCAATGGCCCAGATGGAGGACGCAACGGCCAAAGCGCAGGAACGCGAGGACGTACCGGCAGGTTTCGAGAAGATCGATCCGAACAACCCGAACAAAGTTCGCGGCATCGGCGCGACGATCCAGGTCGAAGGCGCGCCGGACCTCGGTCGGTAATCAGATCAGACGCCGCGCATCGCGTGCGATAGGAAACAGCCATGCCGCAAGTCACTTTTGACCCCGTTGCATTTGCGAACGCTTACCCTGAGTTCGCAACCGTGCCGCAGTCGCGCACATCGATGATGTTCACGATTGCCGAGCAATCTATGCTCGACAACACGGACAACTCGCCGGTCATGGACCTGAACTATCGCACGCAGCTGTTCTTTCTGCTCGTCGCGCACATGCTGCTCATTTACGGCGCGGCAGTGCCGACCGGGCCGGACAACACGCCGCCTGGGCGCATTTCGAGCGCGACGCAGGGGACTGTGTCGACCGCGTTCGAATTGAAGCTACCCGAGGGCTCTTCAATGGCCGCGTGGTACAACCAGACGAAGTACGGCGCGACTTACTGGATGGCAACCGCGCGCTTCCGCTCGGCGATTTATATCGCGAGCGGCGTGAGCGGTATTGGCGGCGCGCAGGCGTACGGCGGCTCGATCATGAACGTACCGGGTGGCGTGTGAGCGTCCATCGTCGCGGCACGCGCGTCGTGCACCGTATCGAGCCCCTGACCGTTAAGGCCGGCATACTGGAGAATGCCACTTACCCGGCCGATACGCTCAAAAACGCCGAAACAGGCGAAACGGTGCCCGACCCGCGTGCAGGCATGAAAGTCGCCGTGATCGCGGCCGCGCTGAACTACGGCACGAGCAAGATTCCGCCGCGGCCCTTCATGGACAAGACAATTGCCGAGCAGCGCCGCGCGTGGACGCACGCGGCCGTCACGCTCATGATGGGCGGCATGCCTGCACGGCAAGCACTGGCGGCAGTGGGGCAGATCATGGCCGAGGATATCCAGCACACGATTACGGATTGGCCGGCCGACAACTCCGATGAGTGGGCACGCTTCAAAGGGTTCAATCACGGACTCATCTTCACAAGCACGTTGCTGCGATCGGTCAGTTCGGCAGTTGTCGAAAAAGGCGCGGAATGAGCTGGAACATGCACGCCGTCGTGCGCGGCGCAATCACGACGCTCAATCCCGACGAGTCCGGCACGGTCTACGTATCGACGGGCTCGACGAACGTGCGCGGCATTTTGACGCCGACGTTCACGGCCGTCACGGCACAGTTGCAGTTTCAGGCCCAGGCGCACGACAAGGTAATGCATGAGCGAGCGCTCGAATACTCCAGCATGTATGACACGGTGTATGCCTACGGCAACTTCACGGGTGTAGACCGCCCGGACGGCAAAGGCGGCGACGTGATCCAGACGACCGCGGACGGTAAGTTTTACCTTATCACGCGAGTGCTTGAATGGTGGCCGCAATGGTGCTCATTTGAAGTCACGCGGCAGCTGAACGCCTCGAACGTGCAGGCCCTTATTGCGGCCATCAAAAATGGGAGTAACCCGACATGAGCGGCGCAGTACTTTCGCCCACCGAAGACCAGATCTTCGATACCGTATGGGGTTTCGTGTCGAGCCTGTTTGACCCGTCGCTCGCCGGGCAGATCCTCAAATCGAATCAGAACCTCACGTCGACGCCGCAGGGCACGTACGCGGTCGTGCAACCGTCCGTAAAAGCGCGACTCGATCAGGGTGACCGCGATTACGATCCGGTCGCGCTGCTCCAGAACGTCACACGTCACACGCAATACTCGTATCAGGTGGATTGCTACGGCCCGAGCGCCCCGGATTGGGCCGATATCATCTCGAACGCTTGGCGCTCGATGTGGGCTTGCGACCAACTGAACGGCAACGGCGCAGACGCACCGACGACAAAGGCTGCTATCCAACCGCTCTACGCAGACGAGCCGCAACAGTTGACGATTGTGAACGGCGAGTACGAGTACGAGCAGCGATTCATGGTCAAGCTGTACCTGCAAGCGAATCAGGTCGTCGGCCTGCCGCAAGATTTCTTCACCAACCCGCCGCCGGTCGTCGTCGAATCGCCGCCTGCCGACTACCTGCCGCAATGATCAATACCGCTTCGCGCGAAATCATTTGCAGGCATTGACGCGGGTGATAGAATTCGGCTAGCAATAGCCTTTCTCAATCGCGCTCAGGCCATCGATACCGGGTGCAACTTTTCGGAGCATACGGGATGACTACGATTCCCATTTCTCAGATCGTGAGCATGATTCCCGGCGTCATCGCCGGGGGCGGCGCTCCGTCCCGGCTGTCGGGTATGGTTGTGACGCAAGACGCTTCGGTCGCGCCCGGGCAGATCCTCAGCAAGTTCGTCACGACTGACGTAACGAACTGGTTCGGCTCGGGCTCGCCCGAAGATACGATGGGTCAAGCGTATTTCCCGGGCATCATCAACGGCGGCCAGCTCCCTTACGTGCTGAAATTCGCACGCTACGCCGCGACGGCCACGCCGGCTGGCAGTTACGGTGCCTCGCTCGGCGCGCTCACGCTCACGCAGCTGCAAGCGCTTTCGGGTACGCTGATCGTGACGGTCGGCGGCACGCAGTTCACGTCCAGCAACATCAACCTGACCGGCGCGACTAGTTTCTCGAATGCCGCGACGCTCATGACGGCAGGTTTCACGTCGCCCACGTTCGCTATCACGTACGACACGCAGCGCAATCGATTTTTGCTGCTTTCGACGAGCACCGGCCCGACTGCGACGAGCACCGACGTGTCGGGCACGCTCGCCGCAGGCGTTGGCCTATCGTCGGCGTCGGGCGCGTTCATTCAGACGGCCGGTGTCGCAGCGGATACGCCCGCAACCGCAATGGCACGCATCATCGCACTCGATACGAATTGGGGCACCTTCACCACGTCGTATGCAGCCGTGATTGCCGATCGCCTCGCATACGCGGCATGGAACAGCTCGCAAAATTTTCAATATTTGTATTGGGGTTGGGACGTCGAGCCGGCATCGATCATCGTGAACAACGCCGCGTCGTTCGGCGCGCAAGTGATCGCCGCGCCGTATCAAGGCGTAGTGCCGGTGTACGGCACGCAGCAACTCGCGGGTGCGCTCATGGGCTACGCCGCATCGATCAACTATTCGGTGCAGAACGGCCGCACGGACCTCGCGTTTCGGCAGTTCGTTGCGGCAGTCGCAACGACGGTTTCCGATCTGGCTACGGCCAATGCGTTGCTGTCGAACGGCTACACCTACTATGGTGCTTACGCCAACGCGGCGAACACGTACTCGATCGCGTACAACGGCAAGCTTTCAGGTTCGTTCTTGTGGGCTGACACGTACCTCGACCAGATCTACCTGAACCGCGAGCTGCAACGTGCGTTCTTCGAGGCCATGCTCGCCTACGGCTCGATCCCGTACAACTCGGATGGCTACACGGAACTCTACCGCGCGGGCGTCGACGTGATCGATGCGGCGGTCACTTCGGGCATCATCCGGGCCGGCGTGACGCTCTCGCAGAGCCAAGCACAGCAGATCAACACGTCGGCCGGCAAGCCCATTTCCGACATTGTGCAGAACCGCGGTTGGTATCTGCTGATCGGTGACCCGGCAAACGTCGCGCAGGCACGGCAGCAGCGTACGTCGCCGACCGCGAAGCTGTGGTGGACGGATGGCGGCAGCGTGCAGCAACTTAACGTCAATTCCACGGCGGTTATCTAACGGCAACCGGTATGCCGGGCTCTCGCCCGGCTGACCTTCACGCATTCAGGAGAACCCGGACATGGCCGGCACCCTTACTACCGCGAATTCTACCCTGGCGCTCACGACC